CGACCAGGGCGGCCCAGCGCGTCTGCAGCCGTGGAGGTGACGGTGGCGACGACTGGGCACCGAGGCGCGGTTGACTGGCGCCGAGGGCGGAGGCGATCAGCAGGGCGAGACCCGGGACGAGCGGCGTGGGTCGTGGCATGGCGCGTGGTCCTCGGGTTGATAGCGTAGCGCGAAGCGCGGCGTCGCGCAGCCGTGAGGATCCGACTTCGGCCAGGCCGTGACATCCGACCCGATGTGGGGATCCGACTCCCGCCGGATTGGCGGGCGCGAACGCACAAAGGGGGGCCGTGAAGCCCCCCTCTCCTGTGGAACAACGAACCCCATATTCTACACCGGGTGGGGCCGTGCCCAGCGCGCGGGGCGCACCGGCTCAACGGTTTCGCGGCGCCGCGTGGTGCTCCTGCCGACGTCCACCGCGAACCCGTCGCGGCCGTCGACATCGGCCGCTGACTTGCGCCCTGCCCGGCCCGTGATATAGAAGCACCGAATGCCCCGCGAGGCTCGTGCGACGCCGCCCGGGATCGCCCGCGAGAAGAAGACCGTCGCGGCGATGACACGGCTCTACTGCGCCGATCATCGGCACGACGGGCGGGGAGACGGCCTCTGCGCGAGCTGCAGGGATCTGCTCACCTACTCGCACGAGCGCCTGGATCGCTGCCCGTACGGCGATGGCAAGCCGACGTGCAAGGAATGCCCGATTCACTGCTACCAGCCGGCGCGGCGAGAGCAGATGCGCGACGTGATGCGAGAGGCCGGACCGAAGATGCTGCTGCGTCACCCGTGGCTGACGATGGTGCACCTGTGGAAGGACCGGTTCCGCAAGGCGCCGCGGCGCCCGCCGAGGCGCGAGACGGCGTAGCGCCCACTCGGCTCCCTCCCCTGCCGCACGTAGCCGTCCCGCGGGGCTCCATCACTCGGTGAGGCAAGCGCACGCAGGGGCGAGGGCGAGTCACCGTGCGAGCGTGTGGGATAATGATGTTCTCTCCGGTCGGGGCGTAGCGCAGCCTGGTAGCGCACCTGCCTTGGGCGCAGGGGGTCGCAGGTTCGAATCCTGTCGCCCCGACCACCTTCGGCCGATTCCCTTGACATTCGAGTGACGTATTCGGCGGGGTCTCACGGGGGACCCCGTCCGTGCCTGGGCGCCACACACACTCTTGCTGTTGCGAAACATGTTCGATGTGCTATGCTCCCCGCGTGGCGCACTACGAGTTCCGAAAAGTCGTCGAGTTCACCGAAGTCGCCCCGAACCTGGTCCGCCGCTGGATTGATGCCGGGATCATCCGGCCGGCGGTGCCCGCTGAAGGCATCGGCACGCGACGGTTCTTCGGCCTGCGCGAGCTGGTGCTGACGACCATCTGTGACCGGCTCCACCGGCTCGGACTCGGCGAGACGGAGCTCCGCGCGGTCTCGTCGGCGGTCGATGCGAGCTGGTCCGCCTGGGGCCTGCCGGCGCTGTCCAAAACGGGAAGCACGCTCCTGCGGATCGGCATCTCGCCCCACGCGGTGCGGCGCTTCGACGCGCGTCTCAGCGCGATCAGCGGGACGGTGGCGTCCCGTGCGGTGCCGATCGTCGGACTGGTCACCCCGCTGGAGTTGAGCCACGAGCTGCAGCACGGCACCTTCGGGATTGTCGTGCCGTTAGGTCCCATCATCGCCGACCTCGAACGAGTGACCGGCGAGACGCTCGCGTGACGATGCCCCATGACCGAGACCTCTCCCTGGATGACCTTGAAAGAGGCGGGCCGGTATGCCCGCCGTGGTCCCCGTTTCCTCGCGCGCGAGATCAAGGCGGGCCGACTCCGGGCCGCGCGGGTCGGCGGACGCGGGGAGTACCTGACCCGGGGGCCGTGGGTCGACCAGTGGCTCGAAGACCTCGCGACGCCAGTCCTGGTCTCCGGACGGAGGCCCGGCCGGTGATCGACTTCCGGGACCTCTGCATCCAGGAGCTCGCCGACGGCGAGGCCGCGTTGCGGGACCACGTCGTGAGCCTGCACGCCGACGTGGACAGTTACCGGCTGCTGGTCCAGGTCCTGCTCGAAGAACTCGTCCAGCTGACGGCGAGACTGCGCCACGCGCAGCGGGTGATTCGGCAACTGCGGAGGAAGACGACGTGAGCCTGCACGGCGACTTCCGGTCGGTCGCGGACGGGTGCTACCAGTTGACGTTCGCTGGCGAAGGCATCCAGTTCGACGTGAAGCGGCTGCGATGGGAGCGCGGCGACCTGTTCGGCCTGCTCACGGTGCGCTGCGATCTGGCCGGCGCGAGCACGGTCGACCGGACGCTCTCAATGGGGACGTTCAACCTGACGTCGGTCAGCGGCCGGTCGTCGCGGGCGAAGGAACTGGACACGGCCGCTGCCGCCCCGGAGATTCCCTTCCGGCTGATGCTCGAGGAGCTCTGCCAGAAGGTCATCCTCGCCGAGCAGGCGGGCCAGCCCGTGATCCTGCTTCGGCACGTGGAGCCGCAGCCGCTCGATTCACGAGTCGTCTCGTTTCACGGGTTGCCGATTCCCATCCGGCATCCGACCATCGCGTCCGCCTTGGGCGGGACCGGGAAGACCACGATCGCGATGTCCATCTGCGGGGAGCTCGAACGTCGCGGCATCCCGACGCTCTACCTCGATTACGAGACGAACGAGTACGACTGCCGGACCGTGGCCGAGCGGCTGTTCGGCCCCGAGTTCGCCGAGCTGGACCTGAAGTACCGGCGCTGCGAACGCCCGCTCTACCTCGAAGCCGAGAGCATCGCGCACCAGGTCGACCAGTGCGGCATCCAGTTTGTCATCGTGGACAGCGCGGGGTATGCCTGCGATGGTCGACCCGAGGATGCCGAGGTCGCGCTGCGCTACTTCCGCGCGCTGCGTCAGCTGCGGGTCGGGTCCTGGACGAACGCCCACATTTCGAGCGGCGAGCACGGGACCGAGAAGCCGTTCGGATCGGTGTTCTGGTTCAACTCGGCGCGCACGGTCTGGTACTTCGAGAAGTCGGCGCTCCCGTCGCTGCCGGACACGATGACCATCGGCGCCTACTGCCGGAAGAACAACCTGGGACGGTTGCACTCGGCCATCGGCCTGCAGGTGCAGTTCGGCCCGGCGGGGACCACGGTCGCCGCGACCGACATCGCCGAGGATGACCAGCTCGCGACGAAGCTGCCGGTCTCGGCGCGTATCGCCCATCTCTTGAAGTCCGGCCCGCAGACCATCGCGCGCCTGGCCGAGGAGCTCGGGGCGAAGGTCGACACGGTCGAGAAGAGTCTGAGGCGCGGCGAGGGGAAGTCGTTCATTCGCGTCACCGCGGAGAACGGCGTCTTCCACTGGGCGCTGCTCGATCGGAGGGTCGCCGCATGACCGGACACCTGTCCGCGACACGACCGGACATGTCCGGCGACCTGACGGGGGTTCTTCAGAGGCCCCTCGCGGCAAGCGGCATGCCATCTGACAGTTTCAAGGCTGAGCTAACCGGACACATGGCAGAAGGTTGTCCGGTCGACAGTTGTCCGGTGCGTGTCCGGTCTGCCCTGTCGTTCGCCGCTAAGTTGCAGACCTTGAGACACTTGGCTGACCGGACAGTTGTCCGGTTGAGTGTATCCGACTCAATCGGACGGACACACTCTCTCTCTTTAGAGAGTGTCCGGAGTTGTCCGGTTAGCTCGTCCATTGGAGCAGGGGTGTAGGCGATGCCGATGCTGCCTGCCCGACGCTGTTCTGGCTGTGGGGCGCTCGTCACCGCTCGCCGCTGCCCCACCTGCGTCCGTCAGGCCGAGGTCCGCCGCGGGACGGCCGCGGCACGGGGCTACGGTGCCCGCTGGCAGCGCTATCGCGCGTGGTACCTGTCGCAGTATCCCCTCTGCGGGGATCGCGCGCCAGGGGCGCCTGAGACCCGCGACAGCCGGTGTCGGGCTGAGGGTCGGTTCACGCCCGCGACGCTGGTCGACCACATCATCCCCGTGAGCAGCGCCGAGGACGCGACCTTCTACCGCTCCGACGGGCATCAGGCATTGTGCGATCGCTGTCACCAAGCGAAGCGGCAGCGCGAGTCGGTCGGGGATAGGCGAATCACGGGGTCGATGACCCCGCCAGACCGCCGACAGGCAGATTTTCGGTCATGCAAAGAAAGGGGGGCAAATGGCGCGGCCGCGTGTGTCGCTCGCTGAGAAGGCCCGGCGAGGGACCGTGCAGCCCTGTCGCGTCCCGGCAGGGGAGCGGGTCGGCCGTGGTCGACCAAAGGCTCCGTTGCCGTCCGCTGAACACCGCGACTACGTGCGGGTCGCGCGGGAGTATGCCCGGGACGTGCTGGACGGCCGCATTGCGAGCTGTGAGCCCGTCCGGTGGGCGATCGAGCGCCAGGCGCGGGACCTGACACGAGCCGCAGATGATCCGAGCTGGCCGCACGTCTGGAGTGACCGACATGCGAACGACGTCTGCGCGTTCGCTGAGACGATGCCACACGTCGAGGGCACATGGAGCAGCCCGACGGTGACGCTGCAGGGTTGGCAGTGTTGGCTGTTGACCACCTTGTTCGGGTGGCGACGGAAGGACGACCTGTCCAGGCGACGGTTCACGGACGCGTACATCGAGCTCGCCAGGAAGGGCGGCAAGTCGGTCCTGGCCGCGATCGTGATGCTCTACTGCTTCCTCAAGGAAGACGAGAACGGGCCACAGATCAAGATCGCCGCGACGACGCGATCCCAGACGGACGCGGTGTTCCTGGTCGCGAAGAAGATGGTGCAGCGCTCGCCGTCGCTGCGAGAGCACTATGGGCTCACCGTCTTCGCGCACGCCATTACCTGCGACACCAACTCAGGCAGCATGCAGCCGATCAACTCCAGAAGTAGCTCCCAAGACGGCTTGAACCCGCACGCCTACGTGGTCGACGAGCTCCACGCGCACAAGGACCGGGGCTTGTTCGACGTGCTCCTGTCGGCGCGCGGTGCCCGGCTGAACCCGCTGTCGTTCTACATCACGACGGCTGGGTACCACCTGCTCGGCGTGGCCTATGAACAGCGCACCTTCCTGCTGAAGATCCTGCAGGACGTGTTCGAGGCCGACACGTACTTCGGCGTCGTCTACACGCTGGACGAAGGTGACGACTGGCGCGACCCGAGGCTCTGGATCAAGAGCAACCCTGGACTCGGCGTGACGCCCCTCTGGGATGAGATGCGGGCGTACGCACAGAAGGCGCAGCACTCGCAAGAGAGTGAGGCGGAGTTCAAAACGAAGCGGCTGAACCTCTGGCTGTCGAGTTCGAGCGCGTGGTTGCCGATGGACGCCTGGACGCGGTGTGCCGATCCCCGGCTGTCGCTCGACCAGTTCAAGGCCGACCCGTGCGCGATCGGCATTGATGTCGCCGAGCGCGACGATTTGACTGCCGTCGTCGCGGCCTTCCTGCGGGACGGCATCCTCTACGCCTTCCCTAAGTTCTTTCTCCCGCGCGACGTCGTCGAGGAACGGAGCCGTGCGGTCCCGGCCTATCGGACCTGGATGTCGACGGGCGTGCTGGTCGCGACCGAAGGCACGATGACCGATCTGACTGCCGTCGAGGCCTACGTCCGCCAGTTGAACGACGCGCACGACGTTCGGCGGGTCAGTATCGAGCAGTACGGCGGGCAGTATCTGGCCTCTGTGCTGGAGCGCGACGGATTGCCCGTGACGCTTCAACAGAAGACCGCGAAGTACTACACGACCCCGAGCCGCGAGCTGGAGACGCGCGTTCGGCACGGCCGATTCCGGCATGACGGCAACCCCGTGTTGACGTGGATGGCCTCGAACTGCGTCGTCGATCGTCGCGTCGATGGTTCGCTGCTCCCGAAGAAGCAGACCCCGAATGATGCGGGCAAGATCGATGGGATCGATGGGTTGATTCTTGCGCTCGGCGAGTTGCTCGCGCATCCCGAGCCGGTGGCCTGGGAGCCGAACATCTACCTGTTGGGAGAGACGCGACTATGACCTGTTCCCCTTTGCGGCCGAGGGTTCACCGAGCCAGCCGCTCAGATCTCCGAGGGTTCCCCGAGCCGGGAGATCACGTCGGTCATGTCAGTGGTTCCGCATCGGAACCACTGACACGGTGAGGTTCGAAGATGGAGATTCAGCAGTTCGTCAGAGACACCGCCAACGGGATCATTCCCGTGGCGACCTTGACCACGATTGCGGCCGACCGCCGCGCGTTCGGCGACGACGTCCTCGCGGCGTTCAGGACGCAGATCGAGTTGCGCTCGAGCGCGGCGCAGACCGTCCTCGAGACCGCCACGCAAGCCGGGCGGGACACCCTGCTCGCGTCCGAGCAGCGCAGCTATGACGCGGCGATCCGTGAGCGCGACGCCATTCTCGGACTGCAGCGGCACGTCGAGTCGCGGACCGAGTCGCGGGCGTTCGTCCCCGCGACGCAGACGGCAACGGAGCCGCGCGTGGAGCTCGTCTCGCCGGTCCTGACGCGCGAGCAGCGCTGCGCGGACTGGGTCCGGTCGCGCGGCGGACGCTACGTCGGCGAACCCGGAGCCGAGCCGCGGTTCGGCGCGGTGGTCCGGGCGCTGGCGCTCGGCGACCGGCACGGGCTGTCGGCGCTCGAACAGCGGGCGCTCAGTGAAGGGTCGGACGCGGCCGGCGGGTTCACGGTCCCCGAGGTCCTCAGCGGGCAGTTCATTGATCGGGTCCGGAACGCGATGGTCGTCATGCGCGCCGGCGCGCAGACGGTGCCGATGACCAGCGACACGCTGCACCTGGCGCGACTGGCGCAGCCCGGTGTGCATATCGGCAGCCCGATCACGAACGCGGCGGTCGGCGCGTGGAAGGTCGAGAACGACCCCATCAGCGAGGCCGACCTGACGCTCGAACGGGTCACGTTCACGGCCCGGACGTTGCCGCTGCTCATCAAGCTGTCGGTGGAGCTCTCCGAGGACAGCACGAACATCGACGCGATCATCGAGCGCGAGATGGCGCAGTCGCTGGCGCTCGAACTCGACCGGGTCGCGCTGGTCGGGTCCGGCTCGGCGCCGGAGCCGCGCGGCATCGTCAACCAGGCCAACGTGCAGACCGATGCGCTCGGGTCCCCGGCCCCGGCCAACTGGGACTTCCTGGTCGACGCGGCGGGCGCCGCGTGGGCGGTCAACCACGAACCGAACTCGGTGATCTGGAGTCCGACGTTTGCGACGACGGTCGCGAAGTTCAAGTCCAGTGCCGATGACCAGCCGTTGCGGATGCCCGCGGCGGTCGAGGGGATCACGCAGTACCGGACCAACCAGGTCGGCAGCTACGTCATTGTGGGCGACTTCTCGCAGCTCATGATCGGGCTGCGGACGTCGTTCCGGCTGGAGGTCTCGCGGCAGGCGGGGACGGCGTTCGAGAACCTGCAGATCGCCGTGCGGGCGTACCTGCGGGCCGACGTGCAGCTCGCGCATCCCGAGGCGTTCGTCGTGCTCAGTTAGTCGAGGTCCGTCCCTGACGCTCCGCGATGGGAGCCACGGGGCGACCTGGTGCTGAACGTGGCACCAGCCCGGAAGCGGCGTCGCGCACACGTTCACCGATGCTTGGCCTGCCGGCAGCGTGCCGGCGGGCCACGCCAGGTCATCGAACATGAACACGCAACAGCAGACGTGGCGCGAGCGAATCGTGCCCGAGCCGGACAACGAAGCACGGACGTGCCCGGACTGCGGCACGACCTGGATTCTCACGGCGCGGAGCCGCGCGTGGTTCGAGGCGAAGCGGCTGCTGGTGCCGCGCCGCTGTGAACCGTGCCGGCGCATCCGTCGCAGCCAGGAGACCGCCCGATGACGTTCTGGAAACGCTGGTTCGAGCGTCGGTCGGTCCCGACGTGGTCGACCTCACAGTCGGTGGAGGCCTTCACGTCGCTGTTCGGCGAGGGGCCGACCTCGTCCACGATGGTGGTGACCCCGGAGACGGCGGTCACGGTCCCGGCCGTTTTCAGCTGCCTGCAGGTGCTCTCGCAGGACGTCGCCCGGACCCCGATCAAGCTGCGGCGCAAGGTCGCCGAGGACACCTACGTCGACGCGGTCGAACACGACCTCTACGAGATTCTCTCCGCGCTGCCGAACCCGGAGACGACCGCCTACCAGTTCAAGGCGGGGATGATGACGAACCTGCTGACGTACGGCCGTGCCTACGCGCAGGTGACCCGTGTGGACGGTCGGGTGACGGCCCTGTGGGCGCTCGACCCGCGGTACATGCGGGTCGACCGGGACGCGAGCCGGCGGAAGCGCTGGACCTACGCGGCGGGCGGGCAGACCTTCACGTGGACGTTCGATGCGTCCATGCCGCCCATCTTCGAGCTGGTCCACGACACCCCGATCACGCGCTGCCGGGACCTGATCGGGACCGCCCTGGCGCTGCAGGTCTTCACCGGGAAGTTCTTCGCGAACGGCGGGCGGCTGGCCGGCGTGCTGCAGGCGAGCGGGGCGATCAGCCAGGACACGGCCGCGCGACTGCGCCAGTTCTGGCAGGACACCTTCGGCAAGCCGGAGAACGCGCACAAGGTCGCCATTCTCGATGGCGGGTTGGAGTACAAGCCGTTCGCCAGCGACAACGAGTCGGCGCAGCTGAACGAGACGCTCCAGGCGATCAACACGATGATCGCGGGGACGTTCCGGGTGCCGACCTGGAAGATCGGCGACCTCACGAAGACCTCGTACGCCAACATGGAAGCCGGCGAGCTCGCCTACGTCACGTCGACGCTGGACCCGTTCTTCGCCTGTTGGGAAGACGCGGTCCGGCGCGACCTGCTCACGACCCGGCAGTACGGGACCTACACGGTCACGTTCGATCGCGCGGCGCTGCTGCGGTCCGACGTCAAGGCGCAGCATGACGCGCTCGCCCAAGGCATCCAGGCGGGCATCTACAGCCAGAACGACGCGCGTCGGATGCTTGGCCTGAACCCGATTCCGGACGGGGATCGGTACTCCGTCAACTCGGCGCTGGTCCCCATCAGCAGCGCGGGAGAGTCCACCCATGTGGTCGGCTGACCTCGAACGACGCGCGGCGACCGACGTCTCAACGGACGGCAGCCGCATCATCGGTTACGCGATCCTGTTCGACACGCTGTCGATCGACTTGGGCGGATTCCGCGAAGTCATCACCCCGACGGCCGTCGATCGGACCCTGCGCGACGGGCTCGACGTCCGGGCGCTGGTCGACCACGACCCGAGCAAGGTGCTCGGGCGCACGACGGCGGGGACGCTGCGACTCGGCAAGGACACGCGCGGGCTGCGCGTCGAGATCGACCCGCCGGACACGACGGTCGGGCGCGACGTCGTCGCCCTGGTCCGACGCGGCGACGTCACCGGCATGTCGTTCGCGTTCGCGGTCGTGCGGCCGGACGGCGAGCGGTTCGAGCGGCGGGCCGGGGAAGTGGTCCGCGTCATCTCCGACATGACGATCTCGGACGTGTCGGTCGTGACGTTCCCGGCCTACGCGGCGACGGACGTGCAGGTCGCGCAGCGGTCGCTGCAGGCGTATCGGCAGCGACCCGGCGTGCGCGTGGACTGGCTCCGACGTCAGAGCCGGATTTGACTTCTGGGCACGGCGGGCGCAGCATTCGGGGTGCCGGCCGTGTTGGTCGCACGAACCGGCACCCCTAACCCGCCGCAGCCGAGACTGCGATCGGGCTGCTGGTGAGTCTACACCGGCACTCCCCCGTCCTCTCTCCTACGCTGCGGCATCGAGACCCGGTCTGCGGACCGGCGTGGAGGCGATGACGATGACCATGATCTCCGACGACGACGCGCGCATGGTGGCGGACCGCTTGGGGCTGACCCCTGACGACGCTGAGGAGTGCCGGCAGGCGCTCCAGGACGTCACCACGCTCGGGTATGACGGCTTCATCGACCAGACGTTTCGCGAGGTCGCGACGGCCGTCAAAGCCGCGTATGCGGGGCAGCGACCGACCCCCGAGGTCACACGGCGCGCCGAGGTCCGCAAGCGGATCGCGGTCGGGCTGACCGAGCTGCTGGACCTGCGTCAGCAGCTCGCGCAGTATGACGGCCCGAGGCACTGAGGGTCCGCCATGCCACGCAAGAGCCAAACCGGCAACGTGCGGAAGATCTGCGGCTGCGCGAAGTGGAAGACGTGCGCGCATCCGTGGTACCTCGACTACTCGCGGGACAAGGTCCGGTACCGGCACAACCTGGACCGGCTCATCGACCGGCATCCGGTCGACTTCACCGAGGCGAAGGACGAGGCACGACGGGCCATCGTGGCGAAGCTGGAAGGACGGGACCCGAAAGGTCTGGTCCCGACCGATGACCCGACACTCGCGCAACTGCTCACGGAGTACGACCGAGAGAGACCCCGCACGGACCGCTGGCAGGTCGGGCGCATCCTCAAGACCGAGCTGCTGTCACCGACCGGGCTGCGACGCTTCGGCGAGTGGCGCGCGAGCACGATCACGGCGGACACCCTGAAGGCGTTCCGGCGGACCCGGCCACTGGTCGCCGGCAATCGCGACTTGAACCTGCTCCGAGCGGCGTTCAACTGGGCGGTACTCGGGGGACTCCTCTCCCGCTCCCCGTTCCGGATTGGGGACGTGCCAGCGGTGAAGATGCTGCGCGAGGACGCTCGGACCCGGCGCCTGCAGCCAGGGGAAGCCGACCGGCTGTTGCTGGCCGCTGGCGGGCTCCAGGACATCATCCAGGCGGCGCTGGAGACGGGGATGCGCCGGGGGGAGATTCTCTCGCTGCAGTGGCATCAGGTGCGATTCTCGCCCCGGGCCGAGCTGTTCCTGCCCGCCGTGAAGACGAAGACGAAGCGGGACCGGCGGGTCCCGATGTCGACCGTGTTGAAGACCATCCTGGAGCGACGGCAGGTCGATCCCGCGGGCGAGCTGCTGCCGTTCGAGGCCTACGTCTTCGGCGACGAGATCGGGCGCAAGCGGGGCTCCATCAAGACCGCCTGGAGGCTCACCCTGAAGCGCGCGAAGATCAGCGACCTGCACTTCCACGACCTGCGTCGCGAAGCGGGGTCCAGGTGGATGGATGCGGGCATCCCGCTGGCGACGATTCAGCGCTGGCTCGGACACGCGAACATCAGCCAGACGAGTACCTATCTCGGCGCGTCACTCGGCGGGGACGAGCAGGACATGCGGCGGTTCGAAGAACGGATCGGGCGCGTGGAGCCCTTGACGCACAGTGACGTATTCGACCGCATCAACGGTCCGGAACCGACATCATCCGACAGGGGGATGTTGGAAAAGACTGAACAAAACCCCACAATCCACTAACCGGCCGGGGTAGCATTCTGCCTTGGGCGCAGGGGGTCGCTGGTTCAAATCCAGTCGCCCCGACCAACAACTCACACCAAGACAGCAGGATGCGGGTAAGCCGGTTCGACTGAAGAAGTCACCCGAGAGATTGAACTCTGCCGGCACTGACTTCGGCACCCTTCTCGCCACGCGTTCCGCCAGCAAACCCTCCGTGATCCTCTTTCGAGGTGAGGGGAGCCGTGCGCCAAGTCACATCTTCGCTCTGATCCAGGCGAACGCTGCACAACTGAGCGAACCCCTGCGTGCCGGGGCGATTGCCATCTTCGAGCCGTTGCGACTTCGCGTGCGTCCTTTGCCGATCGGCACCCGCCAGCCGAGCGAGTCCTGAAGAAGCGCCGACCTGGTGGCGAGTGCTGGGTGTTCGCGTGGCCATTCCGGACGAGCGCTGGGCTGGCCGCCTTCTCGCCGTCACCTTCCGCGGCGAGTTGCGCGATCCCGAGCTTCGCTGAGCGGTGGGACGTCTACCGCAAGACGTACACGCCTCAGAAGTCAGCGCGGAACCGAGACGCGCAGATCGTCGCGCACTTCCTCCCCCACTTCGGCCCGCGCCCGCTCGCCGAGGGCTGCGTCCGCGCGAAGATCGCCACGCCGTCCCCGCCAGTTGCGCCACGACATACCCGAGGGTCGTTCGCAGGTCGAGCTTGCCCATCAACCGAAAAGCCAGCGTGACGATCGGGTTGATGTGTGCTCCGCTCCGTCGACTGATCGCGGACAGCGCAATCAGGGCGCCGTGCGCTTGATCCGGTTTGGTGGACATCTTTCGAAAGGTGGATACGATGTCCCGACCGATGGCCGACACCTCCAAGAACCGGCGGACGCGCCGGCAGTTTGATGACGACTTCAAAGCCCAGGCGGTCC